GGTTATACTAAAATATTGGAATTAGGTTTGAAAGTACATGTTGGCCCTATATACAGCATATTTATAATCCATATGTCGGGCATATATGTAACATATGTTATATAGGGGAGGTGGGATATATAATATCTATTATACACCCCTATGACGATTCTGTCAATAAAAAAATAAAAATTACACATTTTACTTGACAGATTGGATATACAGGGGTATAATATATAATAGTAGGCTGATTTCAAAGGCCACACACCATCACACACATTCAGATAACACAAAGGGCATCACGAACAGCCTATAACCTAACAAATAGGGAGTATGAAGACCAAATCTAAAACAAAGAATAAACGTAAGTTCCCCCCAGTTCCTAAAACAAAGGGTGGAGTACCTACGAAATATGTGCGTGGGGCTAAAAACCCCAAGGCAAGAGAAGCTGAAATAAAAAGAACAGCTAAATTGTATAGAGAAGGTAAGCTAACTCCTGCAATGATGAAGAAAATAGACAGAGATAGGAGAAAAGGATAATGAGTAGAGCAGCAGTTATAGATAAATATCACAAATCTAGTGGTATTTCTAAATCTACATTAAGTAAAGTCTACTCACGTGGACTGGCAGCATACTTTTCTGCAGGTTCAAGACCTAAAGTATCACAACATCAGTGGGCTGCAGGGCGTGTACGCTCTTTTGCTACTGGAAAAGGTGGTGCAAGGAAAGCTGATAAGGATTTAATTGGCGGAAAGAAGAAAAAAACTGCTAAAAAGAAGAAATGAGAAAAGGATTGTACGCAAATATCCATGCTAAGAGGAAGCGTGGAGAGAAAATGCGAAAGAAAGGGGCTAAAGGAGCTCCTACATCTGCACAATTTAGACGTGCAGCACAAACTGTGCGTAAAAAATAGGGGGGAAAAGCAAATATGAACAAACTATGGACACAATGGAATAAACTTAACAAGAATGTTAAGATTGCCATCATTGTTGTAGCAATTATTGCTATAGGATGGATGGTTAAATGAATCCAAAAGATATGAAATTTAATGGTAAGTCCGATAACCGTAACAATCGGACTACCAACTTTAAACTAGACACAGCAAAAGCTGACCTAGATAAAGACGGTAAGCTATCCTCTTATGAAAGAGCAAGAGGTATGGCGATTCAAAAGAATATGAAAAAGGCATAATGGCATACGGAACTAAAAAAAGAAAACCAAAAGAAAAAACAGTAGTAATGATTGCTGTAGGAAAATTAAAACCGAAAAAAAATGGCACTAAGCGAAACTCAAAAAAGAAAAAACTTTCTTAAAAAACATGGGCTTAAAAGATTTAATTCTGCAGTCAGGACCACTGAAGGTGGTAAGAAAGGTAAGGTCGGTATACTCGAGAACGGGAAGCCCCGCCTTATTCGCTTCGGTGATGCTTCTATGGGCCACAACTATTCCCCAGAAGCTAGGAAGTCTTTTAAAGCAAGGCATGGAAAAAATATCGCAAAAGGTCCAACAAGTGCTGCATACTGGGCAAACAAAGTTTTATGGGCAGGTAAAGGCGGTTCGAAGAAAAGCCCTCCTAAAAGCCAACGAGTGGTTAAGGGAGCCAGAAGTTAAATTAAGTGGTAACGTCTTTAAAGCAAATAAAGACGAAGAAACAGTTACACAAATAAAGTTTAAAAAAGATTAAAAGTTTGACGATGCCTTCGGGGTCGTTGATATCTAGCTTAAAGCAAGGAGGTATAACATGACTTTTACACTAGATAAATACATGCCCTACACAGTAGGGTTTGATAGATTCTTTGATACATTAGATATTGTAAGTAATACTGATGCCAAAGGATTTCCACACTACAACATTAAAAAACTAAATGATGGAGAGTGGCAAATAGATTTTGCACTAGCCGGTTTTACAAAAGATAGTATTGACATCAATGTTAAAGACAATACATTAACTGTAAAAGGTGAAATGGAATCAGACAAAGATGAATATCTGTACAAAGGTATATCTACTAAAAAGTTTTTTAAAACTTTTTCACTAGCAGAATATACAGAGCCTACAGATGCAACTATGAAAAATGGTATTCTGACAGTTACATTAAAACAAGAATTACCAGAAGAAAAAAAACCAAGGACAATTAAAATAAAATAGTGCCAATATATTCTTATAGAAATAAGAAGACAGGTAAAGTCTGGGATGAGTATCTATCGTATAATGATAGAACCAAGCCACTTGCTAATTCAAACGTAGAGATGGTGATAACTGCACCCAGACTTTCCTTTATCGAAAGAGGGGAACATAAAGGTCGAGACCAAATGATTGAAGCTGCTCGTAACGGAATGAGAGAACGACAAATAGAAGAACAAGTCGGAATACGAAAATCTCCTGAGTGGTTAAAAGAAAGAACAGAAAGACATCTACAAAAAGTTCGCAATGTTAGTTCCTGAAAATAAAAAAGAATTAGCTTTAACAGAAAAGCAAGAAACATTTTTAACTGCTTTGTTTGGAGAAGCAAAAGGTAATCCTAGAGTAGCCGGTGATATTGCAGGATATGCAGACTATCATCAACCCCTACGTGCATTAAAAGAAGAAATTATTACAAGAGCAGAAGAACAGTTAGCTGCTTTTGCACCCAGAGCCAGTATGGGTATGATTAATGCTTTAGATGAAGACGGAAGTTTACCCGGTGCTAATATTAGAATGGAAGCAGCCAAACAAATATTAGACAGAGTAGGTTTATCGAAAAAAGAAAAATTAGATATTACAGCTAAAGTTCAACACGGAGTTTTTATATTACCACCTAAAAACAATGACTGAAAAAATTAAAATAGCTAGAAGAAAAAATGCTAGAGTAATTCCTTATGGTTACGAAGTATCAGAAGAAGACCCTGATTTTCTAATACAAAACGAAGAACATATGGAGTTAATTAAAAAAGCAAAAAAGTTTATAGAAAATAATTGTTCTTACAGAGAAACTGCAGAATGGTTATCACATCATACAGGTAGAAAGCTGACAGGTATGGGATTAAGAGAAGTGCTAAAAAGGGTAATACATAAAGGTTGGTAAGCGAACCTAAACCAAAAAAATCTGGTAGAAGAAGAGTAAAAGATTTAAATACTCCTTTAACTATTAAAGAAAAAAAAGCACGTAAGTCTGCTCAAGATTTATTACGTGAAAAAAAAGAACAGTTAGAAAAAGCACAAGCTAACTATTGGTCTACCAAAAGTAAATTAAAAAAGATTGATAATGTATTAGAAGGGAAAGAACAACTTATTGAAAAAGATAAGATTGAAGAAACAACTCCTAATATTAGAGAAGCTATCAAAGATAGAGAAGTTATCTTTGAACCCAATGAGGGGCCACAAACAGAATTTCTAGCAGCATCCGAAAGAGAAGTATTTTACGGAGGAGCAAGAGGTGGAGGTAAATCATACGCAATGTTGGTTGACCCACTTCGTTATTGTGATAAACAAAAACACAGAGCATTATTAATTAGACGGACAATGCCTGAGTTAAGAGATTTAATAAATCACTCACAACAATTATATCCAAAAGCTTATCCGGGTGCTAAATGGAGAGAACAAGAAAAAGAATGGAAGTTTCCTTCTGGTGCTAGAATCGAGTTTGGATATGCGGAAAACTTAACTGATGCTTTACGTTACCAAGGACAATCATATACTTGGATTGGAATAGATGAATTACCGCAATATCCCACCGAAGATATATATAATTTTCTTCGGTCCTCTTTACGAAGTGTAGACCCAGAGATTCCTGTGTTTATGAGAGCAACAGGAAATCCGGGAAACGTAGGTTCACTATGGGTGAAGAATATGTTTGTTGACCCTGCCGTACCTAATACAAAGTTTGATATAGATATTAAAACACCCACAGGAGTTAAAAAAATATCTAGAAGATTTATTCCGGCTAAACTAGAAGATAATCCTTATCTGATGCAGACTGATGATTATTATGCTATGTTGGCATCGTTACCTGAAGTACAAAGAAAACAATTCTTAGATGGTAACT